CAACAGAACACGAACTGGGCATGAGTGCCTTGGCTGCGGCCGAGGCACGCATAGCCATCCAACGCGAGCGGGCACGGAGTGTCATCTACTACGCCCGCGTCGGCCCGCTCATCAAGATCGGCACAACGATCGATCTGTCCACCCGGATGCGCACCCTGGGCGTCGACTGTGTCTTGGTGACCGAGCCCGGCACGTACGAACTTGAACACCAGCGGCACCGCGAGTTCGCGCGCAGCAAAGCACCACGGGGCATCGAGTACTTCCACGAAACCGCAGATCTCGTGGAGCACATCCGGCGCCTTCAGATGGTGGCCGCCGAGCAAGCACGAACGGCCACAGCCTCCTAGTTGATCTAATTTGATGGCCCGTCGTGGACATGGGTCCCGCGAAGCGTCGAGAGGCCCGCCCGTCACGGAGGCCGGCCAGGAGACGACGCACGAAGCCCCCGCCGGGCCACGTCGGCGGGGCTTCACCCTTCCCGCACTTCGAGATCGCCGCTGGCGACCCGGAGGAAGTCACCCCGGACGTGTAACCCCCGGGCAGCCCGGGCGCCTTGAGCCTCCCCTCGTGGTGCCCGGGCCCCAACCCTTTGGAGAGGCGGTCCGCTGGTGGTGATGCTCGACGCGGACACCGCCGCGATCTGGGCCGCCGCCGACGAAGCGTTCACCCCGAAGGTCGAAGAACCCTCGCCGTACCTGAACGACCCCGCCGGCTGGGTCCGCCACAAGCTCGGCGAACACCTCTGGTCCAAGCAACGCGACATCGCCGAGTCCGTACGCGGCCACCGGCGGACCGCCGTCAAGTCATGCCACGACTCGGGCAAGAGCTTCATCGCTTCCCGACTCGCGGCGTGGTGGCTGGATGTCCACCCCCACGGCGAAGCGTTCGTCGTCTCCACCGCCCCCACCTACCAGCAGGTCCACGCGATCCTCTGGGAAGAGATCCGGCGCGCCGCCAAGGTCGCCGAACGCCGCGGCGATCCGCTACCGGGCCGGGTCCTCCAGTCCGACGTCTGGAAACTCGACGACGGCAGCATCGTCGGCTGGGGTCGCAAACCGGCCGACACCGACGAGCACGGCTTCCAAGGCATCCACCGCCGCTACGTCCTCGTCATCCTCGATGAGGCCTGCGGCGTACCCCGCCAGCTGTGGACCGCGGTCGAGACGATCACGACGAACGCCGACTGCCGCATTCTGGCCATCGGAAACCCCGATGACCCGGCCACCGAGTTCGCCGAGGTGTGCAAGCCAGGTTCCGGATGGAACACCATCCGCATCTCGGCATTCGACACCCCGAACTTCACCGACGAACCGGTACCCGCCGGGCTGCGGCCGCTGCTCCTTGACCCCGAGTGGGTCGAGGACAAGAAGCGCCGCTGGGGCGAGGCGTCACCGCGGTACGTGTCGAAGGTCGGCGGCGACTTCCCCGACATCGGCGAAGACGTCCTCATCTCGCCGTCGATGATCCTGGCCGCGCAGGAACGCAGCCTCCCGCCCGGCCCGTACGGCATCCTCGGCGTCGACGTGGCCCGATACGGGTCCGACCGTACGGTGATCGCGCTTCGCCGCGGCCCGGTCGTGCGCGTAGTCGGCGACTACTCCAAACTCGCCACGACCGAGACGACGGGCCACGTGGTCGAGAAGAAACGCGCCCACAACGCTGAGGAGATCCGTGTCGACGGTGTCGGGGTCGGTGGCGGTGTCGTCGACCAGCTCGCCGAGCAGGGCCACGACGTCATGGACATGCAGGCCGGTGCCAGCGCCCAGGACTCGGAACACTTCCTCAACGCCCGCGCCGAGTGGTACTGGGCACTGCGGCAACGCTTCGAGCAGGGCGACGTCGACCTCGACCCCGAGGATGATGACCTCGCCGCCCAGTTGGGTGCGATCAAGTACAAGTACACGGCACGGGGCCAGGTACAGATCGAGTCGAAAGACGACATGCGGAAACGGAAGCTCCCGTCGCCCGACCGTGCCGACGCGGTGATGCTGACCGCTGGTACGCGGCCGCCCGTCGACGACGTCTTCGAGGACGAAGAGTTCGACGACTTCTCGATCAGCCGCTATTGAGTGGCGAACGGAGGGGATCCCTCCATGCGTGTACCCGCCCCGATCGCCGCAGTCACCGACCGCCTCACCGGAGCCGGCACCCGCCGTGATGTCGCCGCCCTCCGCGAGGACCTCGGCGTGGCCCTCAACAACAACGAACTCCTCGCCGAGTCCGTCGCCGACCTCGAACGCGGCCTGTACGAACCCGGCTGGATCCGGGCTTTGGCGATCGCCGAGTTGGAGTTCGCGCCCGAGGCTCTCGTCCAGATGCGGGCCATCTGCCGCTTGTTCGCCCTGAAGAACCCGTTGATCAAACGCGGCCTTCTGCTCCGCTCCGCGTACGTGTGGGGCGGCGGCGTCGAAGTCACCGCCAGGGCGAACGGCCGCGGCCACGACGGCGAGCAGGACGTTCAAGGCGTCATCGCCGCGTTCCTCGCCGACCCCGGCAACCAGCGCGCCGTCACCGGACCCGAAGCCGCCGACCAGCTGGAGCGGTCCGGTCTCGGCACCGAGGGTGAAGTGTTCATCACCTGCTTCACCCGACCCCGTACCGGCGAGGTACAGGTTCGCACCATCCCGCCCGACGAGATCGTGGACATCATCAGCAACCCGGAGGACGCCTCCGAGCCCTGGTTCTACTGGCGCCGCTGGAACAAGTCGACGATCAACTACGAGCAGGGCACCACCACAACTCAGGTCGTCGAAGCCGTCTACCCCTGCATCGACTACCGGCCGGCCGGCACCCGCCCGAACCGCATCGGCAAGGTAAAGATCGAGTGGTCCGCGCCGGTCCTGCACGTCGCTGTGAACCGGCCCCGCGGTTGGCAGCGCGGCATTCCCGACAGCTACGCGGCGATTGACTGGTCGAAGGCCTACACCGAGTTCCTGACCGACTGGGCCCGGCTCATGAAGAGCCTGTCCCGGTACGCCTGGAAGGCAACCACCAAGGGCTCCGCCGCCGCGCAGGTACGGGCCCGAATCGCCCAGGCCCCCAGCCGCTCCGACGTGACCGGCGAACCCCTCGCTGCCGGCGCGACCGCGCTCCTGTCCCCGGACGCCGCCCTCGAGGCGATCAACAAGTCCGGTGCGACGATCGATGCAGAGTCCGGCCGGCCCCTCGCCATGATGGTCGCGTCCGCGTTGGGCGTCCCGGTGACGATGCTCCTCGCCGACCCCGGCCAGACCGGCGCCCGGGCCACCGCCGAAACCCTGGACCAGCCGACCGAGCTGGAGATGGGGCAACGCCGCAAGCTGTGGGAGTCCGCCTACCGGCGGCTCTGCACCTACGTTGTCGTCGAAGCCGTCCGTGCCCCGGAAGGCGCACTCAAGGGTGTGCTGCGCCGCGACGCCTACGGCCGGGAAACCTTGGCCCTCGCCGGCGACACCGCGGTCGACGTCGACATCGTCTGGCCCGATCTGGACGACACGGATGTGGCGCAGGCCGTCGAGGCAATCGTCAAGGCCGCCGGTACCGGTGTGATCCCGCCGGAGCAGGTCCTGCGTCTCCTCTTGGCAGCGCTCGGCGTTCGCAACGTCGATGTCCTGGTGGAGGCGATGCTCGACGAGGACGGCTCCTTCGTCTGGCCGACCGGCCCACCCCTCGGTATCGGTGGTGACGCGGCGAACCGGGAACGCAACGGCCTCGATCCCGCCGACGCCGGGCCAGGGTCGATGACCCCAGACGGCGAAGACGAACCGGATGATCCGGTCGTTGACGAACCGGACGATGTGGAGCCCGACGAGCAGCCGGTGTAACGGAGGGGGCGGGCCGCCATGGCGATCCGCCGCCCCACGTTGCGTCAACTCCGGGCCCTCATGGTGTCGATCGGCACCGAAACTGATGCCACGACCCGGCTCCTGACCCGGTCGTGGGTGTCGGCGTGGGATGAGCTGTCGACGTCGTGGCGGCAGGCGATGGACGACGCGATCGCCTACCAGGCCCGGACGGGGCAGTGGCCGTCGCAGTGGGAGCTGTCGCGGATCGAACGCCTCGGCTCCGCTATGGAGGCGTCCGAGCGGTCGCTGGTGCAGCTCAGTAACCGGGCCGGGGTCACGGTCTCCGGCGGCGCGGAGCAGGTCGTCGCCATGGACGCGGACGCCGAAGGGCGCCTCGTGTCGAGCCAGCTGCCGGCCGCCGAGCAGGCCGCTGCTCTGACCCGGTTCACGGCGAACGTGCTACCGGGTGCCCTGGATGTGATTGTGGCCCGGGCGCAGGGGCAGATCGTGTCGGATCTGCGGCCGCTGTCGCAGCAGGCCGCGGACGGGATGCGGCGGGAACTGATCCGGGGTGTCGCGGTCGGGTCGAACCCGAACACGGCCGCGGCCGGCATGGTGACCCGGGTGCAGGGCGCGTTCGAGGGTGGTCTCACGCGGGCGATCAACGTGGCCCGGACCGAGATGCTTGACGCCTATCGCACCGCGTCCTGGTATCAGCACGCGGCGAACGCCGACGTGGTGACGGGCTGGATCTGGATCGCTGACCTTGGTCCCCGGTGCTGTCCCTCCTGCTGGTCGATGCACGGTTCAACTCATCCGCTCGAGCAGCCCGGTCCTCTCGACCACCAGCAAGGTCGGTGCAGTCGCTGCCCAAAGACGAAGACGTGGCGGCAGCTCGGCTTCAACATCGACGAACCCGACGACGACATCCCCGACGCCCGGGCCGCGTTCGCCCGCCTGCCAGACGCCGACCAGCGGGGCATCATGGGCCCGGGCCGCCTCGGCCTGCTCCGATCGGGCCGGATCGGATGGGACGACCTACCGGTGGAACGCGCCTCGACCGGATGGCGCACCTCGTACGCGCCGCGCACCGTGGGCGACCTCGAGCGGGTCGCCAAGCAACGAGCCAGCGCGGGCATCAAACCGACACCGTTCGGCCAGCCGCCTTCGACACCGAAGTGGCACCGCAACCTCGACGGCGACCTCGACGGCATCGCCCGAACCATCGCAACCCGGCAGACCGACTCCCGCCAACTGGGCGGCGGCGCCTTCGGCGACGTCCGGAGGGTCACCTACCAGGACGGCAAGACACTCGTCCGCAAGGAGTATGGCTCCCGGGCCGAAGGCGCCCGGACCGGCGGCCTCAAAGCACAGACGGACGCCGAGCAACTCGCACCCCTCGTCATCCGTGCCGTCGGTTCCCGAGCCCCCGCGGTTCTGCGTACTGGTGAGCGCGAGATGTACATGACGCACGTCGACGGGAAGCTCGGCGACGACCTCGTGCAGTACGGCGACATTGCCCCGAAGACGATCACCGACAGCGATAACGGCAGGCTCCTCGGTCTGGCTGATGCCCTGATGGCACACTCCGACCGCAACCCCGGCAACTGGATCATCACCAGTGGAGGGCTCACCGGCATCGATCACGGCTTCGCGTTCATGCCGAACAACATGTCGCTGATGGGCGTCAACCCGTTCGTCACCCACTTCCTCGGTACCGCCAACCGGTGGGCGAGGACCAACGACATGTCCCCGGCGGACATGGCTGTGATTCGCGGCAGGCTGTTAGCGTTGCGACCGGACTTTGAGCACATCGGTCGGGGCAAATGGTTTGAGGCGATGATGGGACGCATGGGAAAGCTGGAGTCGGCGGCATCGGGTACCAGGTCGAGGCTGGTCTGATGGCCAGTCGGGAACTGCGGATCGTGGACACGGAGAAGAAGATCGGCGTCGTGTCCCTGGTCGATGGTGTGGCGGTGTTCGAGGACGCTGCACAGAGCACTTTCGCAGGCCTGCGCCGCAGGTACAACAACGACGTGAAGCTCGCCAAAGCGCTACTGGCCGACGGCTGGTCCAACGGCTACTCGTACCTGGCCGACGCCGAGGGCACATAGCGGCGATCTAGACCGTAAGTAATCACAAGGGCAGCCACCCAGTGGGGCTGCCCTTCTTCATGCCCCCGGACACCGAACCCACAAGGGAAGGGGTGGCCGACGTGGGCACCCGCCTCAACCGCACCAACCGCAAACCCGTCCGCCTCGGCGTCGCCGAAGGCACCGCCGTCCTTGACCGGCCGGCCACGCATCAGGGCCAGCGGACCGGGATCGTCGAGACGCCCCGCATCCTGACCGAGGCGTCGGGCATGAAACCCGGCCGGCTCCTGGTCCAGCTGATCCGCGCTGGCTGGTCGTTGAACGGCCGCTACTACCCGGCCGAGGTGTTGAAGCGTGACGGCCCCCGAGCGTTCGCCGCGGGGACGCTCAATTTTGTGGATCATGCCACCGACGCCGAGGACGAGGAACGCTCGGCCGGCA